GTCAGCTCCCCTCTCGTGCAACAGCCAAGTACCTAGAACAGGTACCGGAGGTTGCATGTTATACAGAGCTCGATATCAATCGAACTCGCTGACATCCACCCAGGCGTGCCTAATGACTGGCACGCCCCCTACAGCGACTCCAGACCTATAGTCTATATAGGCAGCTGGATCTTCAGTGAAATACTGAAGCATCGCTCCAGAGGTGTCCTGCTTAACGTGATCAGTCGCGACATGAACTGTCGTAACGTACACTTCGTAACGTTGAAGCTTCTTATTCCACCGCGTTCGCTGTGGAACTTGAGCTCCGCTGAAACTTATAAAGCCGAACATTCCTGATGCGTGGTCGACAACCGGGATTAGTCCCGGCATGCCGCTGGTCTTGATCCAGCTAGCTGCGTTCCAGAACCCCTTCCTATGGAAGTTATTCGAGACCGCAACATTGCTGGCCACGGCAACAGGGTTGGACTTATCACCCATCAAGGACACATGCGGCGGGGTTACATCGTATCCCTTCCACATGTCTGCACCGCAACTCTCCCGAAAGGAACCCTTCCAGAAGGATTTTGATGCGTTGACCTTGAGATAGAAGCCTTCTAAAGCTTCTACGGTGTCATCAACCCAACCTACGGGGACAATTATGTCGTCCCCGAATACCCGTACGTCCTTGCACAGGTCTTGCGTTGTCCGGTGAGGCTCTAGGTACTTTCCAACACCTAGGGCTATAGCCGTAAACACAAGTGACTGTACAGGGAACGTCAATGCCGAGCCTTGTGTGGAAAACTTCCTCAGCTTGTGAAGGCTAGGAAGCTTCTTGTCTAGGTCGTTACGGATGTAACGCGTGCGGCATGCGCGAAGTGCTTCCATAAGAGGAAGATTCCTCCGGAAGACACGTTGCACAAGCTGCGTAGACAAGCGGTCAGACGCCGACTTAAGGTCGATCGTCGCATATTTTCCGTTCAGGCTCCCGAGACGCGCGTACTCCTGGTTAGCGGTTTGGTCGTTAAACCTTATCACTTCCGAGAGATACGTCGCAGCAACCCGTGAGTAAAGGTAATCCCTTACACACTGTTGCGCCCATTGGTTGCAGGTCGGTTCCGCGGCGATGAGCCGCGGGCCTTTCTGCGTCTTGGGCACAGCGATGAGCTTCGAGTGTCCCTCAACAAAAGGGAGGTCGATGCCATCGGGTTGTAGTCGATCCAGCAGGCCGTATTGGGAAGTCCCAAATCGGTCGTAGGGAAAGACTGACTCGAGTCTTGGATTCCAGTTTGGGAAGTCGTACTTAAACTCCCCTCGCTTGAGGTCCGAGACTGCACCCGGGCCGTGCTTGAAGTTCCACTCGTCTGGGTCAAACCAGCCGAGGGTGCCTGCGATTTTATCAGCTTCTCGCTGAATACTATCGCACAAAGCGTCTGCTCTGCGATCGATTGATCCAGGACCGATAAGGACCCCAGATTCTTCGTTTCGCAGCGCGTCAACATATCGCTGAATACGTAGGTCAGCAAGCCGACCGAAATTATCATCGATATGAGAACCATGATCGTCCCAGAAAGGGTCCGAGCATGGAAGATGCGCTTCGACATAGTAGAACTCCTTGGTTGCCTCAAAGAGGTACCGGGGAGAGCACTCCGCTCGATAGTTCTTGCCTACGTACAGTAATGTACGCAGGAAGAGGACATCGTTTGGATCTATGTCGCACTTCAACACGCCATCATCTTCGAACAGCCGCGACCAAAGCCCCTGGAATAGTCTAGGGATTTTGGTGCCCTGAATGGTTGCCGTAAGGTTTCCACTCAGAGATAGGCTACCTCTATCCAAGCTGCTGTCAAGCAGCTTGCCGAGGGCGGGAAGGTCCATCGTAAAGATGGGCATGCCCCGCGTTCGAGACAAGTGGGCAAGGCTTTCTAAATCCTTATCCCACATATCATGGTCGTCGGGATGATATCCAGAAACATCCATTAGGATGCTCTTGAAAAGTCCGACGAAGTCGTAGTCAAGGCTCTTAGTCATGGTGAACTCCTTTGAGTTACGATTGACACCTTGGACATCCCAAAACCGACGCACGCCCGGATCTCCCGGACGTGCGCGTTGCGTAAGCAGCTCTCGATTAGCTTAGGCTAGCCGTCATTGGCTAGCTTCTGCTACATACTGGTACTGGTGGAATTAGTTCTGCCAGCCCTTGAGGTCTGTGACGAATGGAGCGAGCATAAGCCCGTTCAGCGCCACCTGGAGGTATCCCAAGAAACTCGTACTCACGTTCTTGTCGTGACGAATCACAACATAGGTCGTGAACGAGTACTCAGGTACCGCTCCAACGGCGAAGATCGTCTGGGTCAGTTCGACGTTATGTCGATCGTACTGTACCCCGTCCTTGCGAGGCGTCTCTTTCGAATGCCGGATTTTCACCCGGAACGATTGGGACGTTTCTTCAAGGTAGTATTCAGACCCGTATGAGTCCTGGTTGATGCGTGGCAAATTCTTTGCTGCACCATTAACCGTGACCACGAGAGGATTAGGGATAGTCATGCTACTTCTTCTTTCTTGGTTCTAGCGCCGGGGCAAGTACTTTGTCCCTAAAGCAGCCAGGATAGACCAGTTCCGCGTGTCCAAGTAGGGCACAAATGCGGAGATGACAGGACCACCGTCATAGCGACTACGCCGTTTCACGGAGTAGAGGCAATGCTTATTCTCGGTGAATACCGAGGTTGGTTCAGGTGATTGCAACTCGACTGAGTCGAGCGCTCCCACTTTCCAACGCATGATCGCGATGTCGTCGACCGAAACCGCCAATCGATTCCTATTTGCAGCGAAATAGTCTCCCGCTGTAGAGAACCAATCGACGAGCCATGTCCAGGGAATCGCATTCCAGATTGTTGACCAATCAGGTTTGTGACCCCAAACTATGGATCGGGCGAGTTCAAGTTGATCTCCACCTAGTATCGAGAACGTCTCGGCAGTGGGTTTATAACGAACCCTAACCCATAGACGGTGGCCAGCCCCAATCTTGAGGCTAGCCTTCACTTTACTTTGGTAGAGTGGTCCACAGTAGAAAGCGTCGTTGACAGTAACCAACTCTGTGTGGTTGATCAAGTCAACACGTCGACGCAGCGAGCCGTGTGATAGCCTGCGAAATTCTTCGGTCCGTTTCTCAACGGAACCTACGAAATCGCAGAGCTTCATAAGATCACGGCCTAGTTGATCCCAACCAAACGTCCACCCGAGGTACCCGGACCCTATATCCCTTATAAGTTCCTGGCTTTTTGGCCAGTTCTTTGATGGGTTGGTTCCGTACTTCCTCATGAGGTTTCCGATTTGGAAGATCATCTGCGGAATATCCTTGAGCTCGAAAAGAAAGTTCCAAACATCGACAGTTGGTCGACTGGGATTCGTTCTAGCGAGCGCCATGGTTGCCGCAACCGCGTCGGAATAGTCAGGCATAGATGGAAGACTTCCACCCAGGTTGAACACCTGGATATGGTCCTCGCAATTCCAGAAATTGGAATTGTTTCCACTAAACCAGCCAACTACCAAGTCCTGCTGCAGAAGATACAGCGGGTTTGTTGATTCGCGATTCCCAGTAACGTCCGACATCTCTTCGTAGAGATACGGTTGGTTACTTGGATATTGGTCGGTTAGGCCGGGCTTTAACGCCCTGCCGACCCCACCTTTATGTGCTCCGGGCATACGTGTCCGGGTGCGGGTTCGCGCTGGCATGACTACTCTGCTACTTGTCATCAGTGTTATGTTGAGGTTCGGATTTCTTCCGAAAGCTCTTGCTGGGGCCCCGTGAGG